AGACTTTGTGAAAGCGTGTTTTGAAAGAGTAGACCTTGACTATAAAAATTATATTGAGATTGATCCTTCGTTATACAGGCCAGCAGAGGTAGACTATTTATTAGGAAATAATTCAAAGGCCTATGAGGTTATGGGATGGGAACCTAAAATAAGTTTTGAAGAATTAGTGGCCGATATGGTTGATTCTGACTTAAAAAAGAATAATATGATTTATGAAACGAAATTATAATGATCCTATATATAAAAATTGGAGAAAATCTGTGTATTCCAGAGATAAATGGAGGTGCAGATGGCCAGGATGTAATGCTACAAAATATTTAAATGCACACCATATAAAAACTTGGGCAAACTTTCCAGGATTAAGATACGAATTGAATAACGGAATCACACTTTGTAAAAGACACCATCAAATGATTACAGGAAGCGAAAGTTATTACGAAGCGGTATTAATGAAATTAGCAGCGGAAAATATCAATGGTAACGGTAGATCCTAATTATACGATTATAGTAGATACAAGAGAACAACAACCATGGACTTTTAAGCATCATAGCATAGCTAACAGAAAGCTAGATGCTGGGGATTACTCTATGGAAGGTTTTGAGGATATATTTGCAATAGAACGTAAAAAAAGCATATCGGAAATCGCCAACAATATCGTTGAATCGAGATTTGTGAATGCGTTAGAAAGATTGGGTCAGTGTAAATATTCATTTCTTTTATTAGAATTCGATATGGATAAAGTTTTGTCCTATCCGATAGGATCTTCACTACCCAAGAGATTGTGGGAGAAAAGTAGAATTACTCCTACTTTCCTATTGAAAAATATTTTGGACTGGAATATAAAATATGGTATCAATGTAATGTTTTGTGGATCTGCAAGTAACGCAGAAGCTATTGCGGAATATATATTTAGAAGAGTATTTTATCTAGAACATAACCTAAAAACCAAAAAGGAAAATTAAAATGAAATTAGACACAACAATTACCATACAACCACCACCCCATACAAATCCTCAAACCAATAAAATAGAATATCCTCAACCGTTGGTTTTTGATAGCCTTAATGTAAATTATGTAGACAATCCAACAGATAAAACTGTATTTGCAGCTATAGGACATATTCCTGGTAGAATTATGTTATTGAATAGAGAAGAGTATGATGCCGCAGGCGATTATACCAAAAGTTTTATTCAAGACAAATTGGTAGAAAAGCTTGGCGACGATCCAGCAAAAACCTTGAGATCAATGTTTCCAAAAACTTTAGAAGAAGATCCAGATGGTCCAGGAAGTATTCTTAGCGGAATGATTAGTACAATGGGAATTAAAAGTACTCCAAATTGTAGTTGCCGTCGTCACGCAATTGAGATGAATACTAACGGACCAGATTGGTGTGAAGAAAATATTGGAACTATATTAACATGGCTAGAAGAAGAAGCTGGTAAAAGAAATCTACCTTTCGTTAGAACTGTAGCAAAGATGATGGTTCAAAGAGCTATTTCCAAGTCTAGGAGATTAGCAGAAAAATCTCAACAATCATGACAGTAAAAAACAAAGACTATGATGATGCTTGGTTAGGTCTTGGTGATATAAGGACTTTGGAGATTCCAAAGAATCCTTTAATACACAGATCAGAAAAAGAAATTGAAAATCCCGATCTTCATCTTATGAGATTGATGAGAAATCCTGAATACATAGGATCTACATGTAAATTGCTTTTTGGTATAGAATTACATCCTATCCAAATGATGATTATACAGGAATTTTGGACTAGACCTTTTCCAATGTATATAGCTAGCCGTGGATGGGGTAAATCTTTTCTTTTGGCATTGTATGCTATTATAAGATGTATGTTTTATCCTGGTACTAAAATCGTTATAGTTGGTGCGGCATTTAGACAGAGTAAAATTATTTTTGAATATATGGAAAATATCTGGAGAACTAGTCCTGTTTTGAGAAGTATTTTCAGCGGCAATGACGACGGACCTAGAAGAGACGTAGACCGATGCACATTGAGACTTGGAGATAGTTGGGCCGTTGCTATTCCTATGGGCGACGGTAGCAAGATTAGAGGTCTTAGAGCGCATATTATTATAGCAGATGAATTTGCGTCTATTAGTCCAGATATCTATGAGACTGTGGTAGCTGGTTTTGCCGCTGTGAGTGCTAGTCCTATACAAAATGTTAAAGAGCAAGCCAAGAAAAAAGCCATGACAGCAGCTGGTTTATGGAACGAAGAGCTTGAAACATTGACTAAAAAAATGGGTAATCAGGCTATCATATCTGGCACAGCAGATTATGGCTTTAAGCATTTTGCTCAGTATTGGAAAAGATACAAAGGGATAATAGAAAGTTGTGGAGATAAAGATAAATTAGAAGAATTATTTCAAGGAGAAGTTCCAGAAAATTTTAATTGGAAAGATTATTCTATTATTAGAATACCATATGAACTTATACCCAAAGGCTTTATGGACGATAAACAGGTAGCTAGAGCTAAAGCCACCATACATACTGCCATTTATAATATGGAATATGCTGCTTGTTTTGTTACCGATAGCGAAGGCTTTTTCAAGAGAAGTCTTATAGAAAGTTGTGTTACATCAGAATCTGATCCTATTCGCATAGGAGAAAAAGAAATACTTTTTGATGCTGTTGTAAAGGGAAATGTTAATAGTCAATATGTATATGGAATTGACCCCGCTAGTGAAAAAGATAATTTTAGCATAGTTATATTAGAGGTTTTTCCAGACCATAATCGTGTTGTTTATTGTTGGACTACTAATAGAGGTAATTTTAAAGCAAGACAAAAAAGAGGATTAATAGATGAACATGATTTTTATGGATTTTGTGTTAAAAAGATAAGAGATTTGATGAAAACTTTTCCTCCATTGACTATCGGTATGGACGCTCAGGGGGGTGGCGTGGCGATAGAAGAGGGTTTACATGATCCTTCAAAAATGGAAGATGGAGAAAATCTAATCTGGCCCACAATAGATTATGAAAGAAGCAAAATTAAAGATACTGATGCTCAGTCAGGTTTGCATATACTAGAATTAGTTCAGTTTGCTAAGGCAGAATGGACGGCTTACGCTAATCATGGACTCAGGAAAGATTTAGAGGACAGGGTTCTTCTGTTTCCTAGATTTGACAATTTGTCTCTGGGTTTAGCACTGGACAAGGAAGGGCAGGATATACTGAACGCAGAATTAGATAATTTACATGACAATTTGAGCGAATGCATACTAGAAATAGAAGAATTAAAAAACGAATTAACAACCATTGTTATGACTCAAACAAGTACCGGCCCAAATGCTAGAGATAGATGGGATACTCCAGAAACGAAATTGCAGCACGGGAAAAAGGGCAGATTAAGAAAAGACAGATATAGCGCTTTGATAATTGCTAACGCAATAGCCAGAAAATTTCAGAAAGGATTGAGGCCTATAGATTATGATGTTGTCGGTGGAGATTTAAGGGATATAGTAAATAAGGAAGGACAAATGTATCGTGGTCCAGAGTGGTTCACTCAGGGGGCTAACGAAGATATTTATACAGGAATATACAGGAATTAGTGTAACTAAAAGTAATTATATCGCAATACTATTACAATAGAATTAAATTATGGCTAATAAAAAATATAATAGCGGAGAAGAATTGGCTAAGGGAAAAGATGTAGACGCAGAAGCTTATGTTGTTTGGGGAGACGATCTCGAAAGCAGAAAAGAGGCTATGTCCAAGGCTTCTGAGTCTCTAGAAGAATGTACACTCATACAGAGAACGACTGCTGGTCGTAGGTATAGCTTAGATTATTCTAATCTAGATGGAAAAACAGGTGGCAGACCCGGTTTAACAAGAACAGATTACGACTTTTTCCGTCCTGACGAAGCTGTGCCGAGACATAATATCAAAATTATTATGCGCAGAGCAGAGGATATTTACCACAGGATTGGATTAGTAAAAAATGTTATTGATCTTATGGCAGACTTTGGTGTTCAAGGCATAAGACTTGTTCATCCAAACAAAAGGATAGAAAGATTTTATCAAAAATGGTTTGAAAAGATTAACGGAAAAGATAGAAGCGAAAGGTTTCTAAATAATCTTTATAAAACAGGTAATGTTGTTGTTAGTAAGCAAACTGCAAAGGTTGGCAAAAAAGCTATAGATTCTATGTATAGAGCTAATGCCAAGCCAGACATAATTGTGAATGATATAGAAGATATCAATGTAGACAAAAAAGAAATACCTTGGAGATATACATTTATAGATCCTGTCTATGTAGATGTAGCTGCTGGTTCTTTATCTTCTTTTGTATACCAAAAAAGATATCAATTATCTTTACCAGCTCATATCCGCAAGCTTATCAATAGTCCTAAAACAGAAGCAGACAAGGATATTATAGCAAATCTTCCTGATTCGATCATCACAGCAGCAAAAGAAAAGAAGCCATATCCCTTAACTCCTGAGAAAATAGCCGTATATCATTACAAAAAAGATGATTGGCAAAGTTGGGCATATCCTATGATTTATGCTATTATGGACGATATTAATGTCATAGAAAAATTAAAATTAGCAGACATGGCAGCTTTGGACGGGGCCATATCCAATATAAGAATTTTTAAGCTGGGTAGCCTAGATCATAAAATCGCTCCTACAAAAGCAGCAACAGCTAAATTAGCACAAATTTTAGGGAATAATGTTGGGGGAGGCACAATGGATCTCGTATGGGGTCCAGATATAGAGTTACTAGAAAGTAAAACAAATGTTCATCAGTTTCTTGGAGAAGGTAAGTATGTTCCCCATTTGAATTCCGTTTATGCTGGTTTGGGTATACCCCCGACTCTAACAGGAACATTTGGAGCAGCAGGCACTACCAATAATTTTATAAGCCTTAAAACATTAACTCAGAGACTACAATATGGTCGTGATGTTTTGATGAATTTTTGGCAAAATGAGATTGCGGCGGTACAGAAAGCTATGGGCTTCAGAAAAGCAGCAAAAATAGAATTTGACAGAATGGACCTATCTAACGAAGAAGCTGAAAAAGCTTTGCTTATTCAACTAGCTGATAGAAGTATTATCAGCGACGAAATTGTACAAAAGAGATTTGGCTTTGATCCAGATATGGAAAAAACTAGACTAAATAGAGAATCAAGAGATAGAAATAGAGGCAGAATGGTTAAAAAAGCTAGTCCGTGGCACGATCCTCAATTTGAAAATTCACTAAAGAAAACTCTATTGCAGCTAGGGATGGTTACGCCAAGTGAACTCGATATAGAACTAAGTGATAAAAAACAAGGAGAAAAAACACCTATGGAAATGAAGATGGAACAGTCAGCAAAGCCCACGAAGTTGGCTAACGATCCGTCTTCGGAATCGTTGCCTGGAGAACCCGGTGAAGGACGCCCAAAGCTTTCCAAAGATAAACAAAAAAGAAAAACCAAAGATTTTGCTCCACAGACAGGAGCCAAACTTTTATTATGGGCCAATGAGACCCAAGACAAAATAAGCGAAACAATCAACCCTATAATATTAGAGTATTTTAATAAGAAAAACCTGAGAAGTTTATCCAAAGAACAGAACACTATGCTAGATCAGGTTAAAACATCAGCACTTTTTAATTCACAACCTTTCTGCAAAATAGATAAAAATTACATAGATGGCATTTTAGAAAATGTCAATAAACCTAATGACATTGTGTATAAGTATTACGAATGGTTTAAAGTATTGCAGTCAGAGATGGATAGAGACTTAACTGTTGACGAAACAAAATATGCTAAATCATCTTTTTATGCTTCTGTTTTTGCTGACCAATAATGGAGTTTATTCATGAAAATTTTTGAACAAGAAATACAAGACGGCCTAGAAGAAAAAATTTCAGCATCAGCATCTGTTGCTTATGCTAGCATAGCCGAGCCATGTACTGAGCCAGAAAAAAAACAAGATATCAAAAATTTAAAAAGCACGGCTTCTTATGATGATTCAGATTTATATTATGTACAATCCATATTAGTTTCTTCATCATGGAATAAAAATGATGATATTTTTGATAAAAAAGAAGTCTGGGCCGCTAAGAATACTCCAGAAGATAAACCTACAAATTTAGAGCACGACGAAAATTTAATTATAGGCCACATTACATCAAATTGGCCAATATCAGATTCTGGAG